AATGGATTAATTACGTTATGACCAATATCGCTAGGGCCTTGAGCTGCAGTCATCGGTTCTGCCGCAACACCAAGAGCTTCTCGAAGACTCCATGTGCCACCACCTAATATTTCAGGCATAGTTAAATTTAAATCTGGTATTAAGCCTTTTATCATATCTACAAATTTACCAGGTAAATCTGTAACCCAATCCCACATATTTCCAGCTGTAGCCATGAGGTTTGCTGGACTTAATAATTCTCCAATATGGTCTGCTATATAAGAGAATGCATGGAAAGGGAATGCAACAATTTTATGTACTAAGTCTATGAAACTGAATTTTTGTATTGCTGCAAGAGCATCACCGCCAATACCTTGTCCAGGTAAAATATTACCATCTTTGTCTGTTTCAAGACCAAACATTTTTCTAATACCCCATACTGCTAATCCCTTAATAGCATCTGCCAAACCACCAACAAGATAACCGATAGCACCACCACCAGCTTCACCTAATATCGTATACCATTTAGCATCATCTTCTGCAGCTTCAGCTTTACCTGCTTTGAATCCTTCAAATATTGAGAATATAGCAGCAACTGGCCAGAGTAATCTACCTATAAATTTCACAGCACCAAGATTGGCAAAGGTTTTAAAAGTATCTTTAATTAATTTACCACTTGTACTACTAGTCCATTTGGCTATACCACCACTAAGTTTAGTAACAGGTGAAAACATTGTATTTAATCTTCGTGTCAGTAAAGCAGCATATCCAGCAGACATCCATGCTGCTCTAACAGGTAATGATCCACGAGGTCCAGGTCTAGCACCAAGCGGTTTACCATCAGGGCCTAATCCAATAGCATTATATGCTTTTAGTCTTATGTCAGCTAATCTAGTCTTTACACTTTCAGTAAGCCCAGCCCATCCAATCTTTTTCCATTCACCATCAACTTTCGTATATATTGGTTTACCGGCTTTGTCATAACCAAACCATGCATATATAGAAGTTTTAAGGCTTGTATATGCAGTAGCAATCTTTCCATCTTTTAACCATGCTCCAATAGTAGTGACTCCCCAAGTTTTAACAGCACCTAAAACAGCCAAAGCTTTTGTATGCCATAAATGCATACCGTTATATGCTAAAGCAATTGATCCTGTTAATCCTGCAATTAATGGTATAACGCCATACTTAAACCAGTTTTCTTTAATGATTGACCACTCTTCTCTCTTCTTTTGTCTTGCCATTTCTCTAGGAGATAAAAAGTGAGCCAAAGCTTTTCGCATTTTCTTAGTGAAGTCAAACAGCTCACCACCATGCTCTCTTTGAAATTCGTCTTTATTACGTTTAGCTTCTCTATATCTTGCTTGTTCTTCTTTCCATTCAGCTAAGTCTCTATTTGTATTCTCGACATTTATTCGGTACATCATCTTGTTTGATTTCTCAATCAAACGTCTTGTCATAAACGTAGCGTGTCTAATTGCACCTTGGACTTTTTTCTTTGCTTGTTCTGCTGGAGCTTTTCGCTTCCTGCCATATTCCTTACCAGCAATATTGGCTTTGATTCTTCGTTTAAAGTCTACTGCGTCGGTAAGAACTGCTTCACCAGTAGCATTATTAGAGTTTGGATCTAAAATATCCTGATCGAGTTTTTCCTGACGTTTGGCTTCTTCAGCTTCTTTTAGTCTATCGCGCGTACTCAGTTGATTCTGCTTTCGCAGAAGTTGTACTACTTCACCTAATAAACTTTCTTGTGTTTTCTTGGCCATAAGTTATTTTCCCATTTTTGCTTCTCGTTCCTTGTTACGCCTATTTTCTTCTTCAATATGTTCCTTCATGAGAACTAAATATAATTCCCTTTCCCATGGTAACATATTTTCCAAATCTGCTAAACTAAATTTATGGTGGACCATCAAAGCAAAATTAGTTTTTAACTGATTTGCTACGCTATCATGTGAAAGGGTTACGAAAAAAAATCCGTTAATCCTTTCAGTTGTCTAGCATTTTCATGTCCACACGCACTACATGTATAATTAATATCATAAGTTAATACAGGTGATTCTTGCATAAAGTTTACGACCTTAGCAAACTGGTCATTATTTAAACTTTCAACAAACCTCACTACTTCTTTAAACGGTGCATCTTTAGTTGCATATGTTTCTTCACCACTATAAATTGTCTCAATTGTTTTTGCTACCATATTGATAGCAGATTCAGTTTCAGTAGCTCTTTGAGCCTGAGTTAAACTATCTGCATAACCAAGATATTTTAAATCAACACTAATCTCATCATTTATTTTTAGATTCATATCTTTTTCAGGATCTAGATTAGCTACATAAATATCATCTAAATTAACTTTAATTTTTGTTTCATGCTCACATTCTTCATTACTGCATTTCATCATTGCTTCAATACCTTCACCTACAGATTTACTACGTAAAGTAGTAAACATAAATTCGATATCAAACATTGTTAATGACTTCACATTAATTGGTGTTTCCACACAAGCCTTAATAATATCTGTTACGGCTCTTTCAATCGCTGTATCACTTTCAGATTCTAATGCAATTAATAAAATCTTCTCTTCTTTGACCACGTATGGTCTGTATGTTACATTTTGCCCTGTTGAGGGTATATTCATATCATACTTTGGGGTTGCTATAATTGGCAACATATCATTATATCTCCATTGTTATAATTAAATTACACGTTTGAACTGGTCTAACGTATTCGCTCCTATCTGTAACATCTTATTTGCTACATCTTCAAATCCATCTATTAATCCGACACTTTTAAAATTATCATATTCAAATGTAACAGATAATTCCACCAATCCATCTGATCCTTCAGATAAATCAATTTGACCTACCGTTATTGGATATGCATTTTCAAGTTTAATTGTATATCCAGGAATCACATCATTAGATGCCGATAATTGTTGTATGAGTACATCGGTACAATAGTCATCCTTATAAAATGCCTTATAATGTTTACCTGATGTATCAATAATCATTTCTTGCCACATATCAAAATACTTTTTAATGTAATAATCATTTGTTAATGTGAATGACATAGTGACTTCGTCTGTTGCAGCTGAATAAGGTTTCTTTGCCATGTGGTGGTTATGCATAGCTTCTTGTGTAAGTATACGTTTACCTGGCATGGTTGCTGATCGACATAATAGAAACATATCTCTCGGATCATTAATAAAGTCTGCTATATTTACTCCATCGCCTGAGATCAAATTACTCAAGAGAGTTGCTGGATTATATCCTAATAAACTATTAATAGATTTTGATGGATGAGATATATAAACAGCATATCTGTTTCCTCTTGCTAAACCACCTCTACGGTTAATTGTAGACTTCATTGTATCGATACTTACTGGTAATGCCATTAGTATTTTCTCCTTGATTGACCCCAAATATATCTCTGACTCTTCTTCCTAAATGCAGCTGTTTGCAAAAATATTGCTATATTCCATTCTGCAGCATTTACCTTCATAACACTTGATGTTACATTAGGTGTCAAATAATGTTTGTAGCACGGTGCAAAATACTTATAGTTCTTCGTAGATTGCAGTAGCTTATATGTTATTTTAAATTTAGTTGAATCATCAAACTTCTGATTATTCGTTACATCATTTAATTTGTCTAAGAAGATAGCACGAACTTTAGGTGGTAAGTAATGCAAGTTTAATGCATGAAATCCGCCTGGCGCTTTACCCACAATAATAGCTAAAGGAAATGTATCATAGTAAGGCAAAGTCTTTTTAAGTTTTGGATCATAGGTATACATTACCATATCACCAGCTCTTATACTTGTCTTCTTTAGTCTATCATCTTTTAAAACATTAGGCCCTAACTTACCAAGCTTCTTTACATTCTTTGCAAACCATACTTCAGCTTCTTTAGTTCTTGCTTGTATTCCTTTACGGAATGCTTCTGATTCTAACTTGTCAAATAAACTAGCCACTAAATGTCTCCATTAATTGAGGTCCGAATTGTACCATTATCCACGAGATAGCTCCTATAGCGACCAAACCTACTAGCATCCACTTCATTTTAAAATCATCTACTATCATTTGAAAGCCTATTATTTCGTTCCCAAGTATTCTTAGGGACAATTCTAATTTGCCATCGTTATCTTCTTCTTTATTCATAACTATATTTATACTCTTTTACCAAGTGTTTTCCATATTCTTCTACCAGTTTTAGTTTTGCTGGCTTTAAACCCTAATGTCATTGTTTTAATACCCATTCTTTCTAATTCTTTCTCTGTCCATATATAAAACTTATAACCACGATCATCACAAAACTTCTGAGCATATTCCCATTTAGATATATTCTTCATATATGTTAATGCTTCGGTAAGTTTTTTACGTTTAGGTGGTTTAGTTTGTGATGACGGTTTGATCTCAACTAGCCATGTCTCACCTTTTGTAGTTCGTATAGTGAGGTCAACGAAGTATCTGTGAGGTTTATTATCAGTTTTACATATATAACCTATCACAGTTTCTTCAGAATTCCACCATTTAACCCATGATGCTTCATCTAAATGTCTAAATGCATTGCGTTCCCACAATGATCTGTAATGTATTTTATTGGGATCTCCCTTGTATTTATGAAGATTTTTAGGTTTCCATGATCCAGAATATGTTTTTTTCATACAACTATTTATACAAATCGTTATAAATAACTATATACAAACATAAGGAACAAATATGCCATTCCAAGATTTCGAAATGGGTGCAAGAGCCAGCCATGATAAGGACGGTTTTCAGCACTGGAAATACCCATCAACAGTTGGTAGTGATACCTATCAAGATGATATAAATTTTAATAGTCACGAAGATTCTGAATACGCTAAAAAACGTATGGATAATATTTCTCAATTGACTAATGAGCCATTCATGATGTTTGAGTTTATGAAAGTTGATGGTACTCCAAATAAAAACACCGGTTTTAATTATGCACAGGCTGGTAAAAAAGGATTTAATTGGACTGCGGGATTTCTTAAAAGTAATTCAGCTGCGGTAATAGGCACTGCTGCTACAATATTAGATCAAAATAATGTTGGCGGTCGTGGAACAACTAGAGAAAACGCGATCATGGAAAATGCTGGTGGTGCAAATTCAACATTAGTAAATCGTGAAAAAGCACAGAAAGGAATTGATGCTGCAAAGGGATTAATCGAAGCTTATACAACTCCAGTAAGAAGAACATATACAGGTTCTATTTGTTTATATATGCCAACTGGAATTGAAATATCTGATGGCATAACATATAACGATGATACAAGACAATTTGCTGCAGGTCTAAATGAGATGGTTGAGGGTGGCGGTGGACGTGCTTTTAATAATAAAGCAGTGTTAGCAAGCCAACAAGCTATTTCAGTATATGGTGCTGCCATGTCAAAATTAGGTGGCGGTGCGATGTTAGGTGCTTTAGCTGGTTATGGTGTTGGTGATATTATTGCAACTGAAATGCAAAGATCTACCGGTGCACTATTAAATAAAAACGAATTTGCAGCTTATAGTTCAACACCATTAAGATCATTTACTTTTAACTGGGTTATCTTACCTGATTCAGAACAAGAATCAGATCAAGCAGCAGGGCTTATTAAATTCTTTAGAGAGTCTATGCATGCCATAAAAAATGATCAGGTTACAATTACTGTTCCTGACCATTGCATAGTATCATTCCATGGTTCAAAAGACATGATTCAATTACCTCCTGTTGTTGTAGAGAATGTTGGTGTTACATATAACCCAAATAATTCTTCATTTTTTAGAAAAAATAATTCACCAGTAGAAATTAATTTAACAGTAACACTTAAAGAACTTAATCCATTATACAGAGATGACGTTAAGGCAGGGTATTAAATATGTATTTTAGAAATATAAAAAACGCAATAATAGACATAGATGGATCTGGTAATGAAGATATATTAAAAAATTTAACAGCTAAAGCTAAAGTATCTGATAAGCTTATTAATAATGCAGGTTACTATCAAACAGTAGAAGTTGTAGATGGTGAAAGACCAGACAACTTAAGCCAACGATTATATGGTTCATCAGATTTTCATTGGACATTCTTATTACTTAATCCACAAATAAAAAATATATGGGATGATTGGCCGATGAGTTCTAGCCAATTAATAGAATACTGTACAAATAAATATCAATATAAAGCTGCAGATACTGATGATTCATTAGTAGATAAATTTACACTAGGAGAAAGTGTTCAAGGTTCTGTATCTGGTGCATTAGGTATAGTAAAAGAGATCCATGTTAATATGGGTTATATTGTTATAGAAAAGACAAGTGGTACATTTACTGAGACCGGTGAAACCATACAAGGTCTTAGTTCTTCAGATTCAGTATCTTGTAATTTTATTAAGTCACAAGCTTATGCACCTCATCATCATGTTGATGATTCAACTGGAGCATGGGTAAAACGTAGAGAGGCTGGAACTACTGCATATACATACATCGATTATGAGTCGGCTGTAACAGAACAAAACAGGCAAATAAAAGTAATTAAGCCTGAACATATGACAGTAGTATCTAATCAATTTATGAAAGTGATGAATAATGCTTAATCTAGATAATATAAAAATTGAAGTACGTAAAGTAGACATTAGCGGATTTGTTAATGGATTAACTTTATATGAAAGTATATTCGGTATGATGCAAGGACAAATTAGTGTTCAAGATTCAACGAACTTCTTTGATAATTTTATAGGTACAGAATTAGCTGGTGTTGACATCAGTTTTTCATATTTAAACCAAGCATATACAGCAAGCTTTTATATGAATGGAATAACTGATATGAAATTAGATACAGAAAAAAAGAATTATACTATTCATTTAAAATCTATACATGTACCTAACTTTGCTAATACTGTAAATTCAGTATATAATGGAACATCCGCTGAAATTATTGCTAAAATATTTGCAGATGTAAGTGCAGATGAAAATACACTTGCTGTTGATTCAAAAACGGCAACGTCTGGTAGATACATTGCACCAAATATTGCTGCAAGAGATTGTTTTAAAACCCTTGTAGCAAATGCGTATTGCCTAGATCAGTCTGGTATATTTATGTATGAAAGACTGGTTGATGAAAATACCGTGCGGTTAACTTCTTTATATGACATGGTTGATAATGCATTTATTGATAGTAACGGAGCTCCTGTTGTTATTAAACAGAGTATAGCAGATATGAGAGAAGTTCAAATAAATCCTATGGCAGTATTAGGCACAGCTCAGAATTTTGTAATGAAAGAATATAGTATGGATTTTATGGATAAAATAGAAGATGGATTATTTGGTGAAGCAATTAATGAAATTAATTTAGATGAAACAAAGAAGACAGAGAATACCACAAAAGAAGTAACATCAGTACCTAAAACAAAATTTAAGCTAAGCGATAAATTATATGATGAGAATATAAAAAGTGTATTAGCTAATAGGGGTGATGTAGCATCAGGCACAATTATTAATACTACAGTAAGAGCATTTAATACTATGATGGATATAACTGGAATGACAGCATTGCCTGGTTTAGGAGTTGGAATGACAGTTGAATGTCAAGTAAGTGGTAATATAGAACAAGGCACGGAACGACATGATGGCAAATGGTTAGTTAAACATATACAACATGACTTTATACAAAAAGGTGGAGAATATAATTATCATCAATCTTTAGGACTAGTGAGAGAATAATGGCATATAACATAATTAAATTTGGAACAGTTGTTGATATTAATGATCCTGAAAAATTAGGTAGGGTAAAGGTTAATGTATACGGACTTCATGATAATATAGACACCGCAGATCTTCCATGGAGTATGGTTATGATGCCAGGAAATACTCCAGCTAAAAGCGGTATAGGATCTTCAGTAAACTTATTGGTTGGTACATTAGTAGTAGGCATGTGTATGGATAAATCCATGCAAGAATTTATGGTCATGGGAACTTTACCTACAAAGACTGATGGAACAGAAGATAACAATGTAAGAGTAAGAGCTGAAGCTGATCCTAATGCAGATGAAGAACTTGGTTCATATCAACCATCAAGCGGATACGCACCTGTTTATCCATATAATAATGTTATGGAAACAGAGAGTGGTCATGTAAAAGAATATGATGATACTCCAAGTGCTGAACGTATTATGGAAAGACATAAGAGTGGTACTCAATATGAGATAGGACCGAATGGTTCCAAGACAGAAAGAATTGTAAGAGATAATTATCAGTTAGTTGTAGGTCATGACACTCTTGAAGTATATGGTGATGTACGTGTTATAGTAAGTGGTAATGCTGATATTGCTGTGGCAGGTAATATGAGTGCAGCGGTTGGTGGTACGACAGCTCTTAATAGTACTGGCGATATGACATTAAAAGCACCAACTATAACAATGGATGGAAATGTAAATGTGACTGAAACATTACAAACTAATACCGATAATACTACAATTAATTTGAATACTCATACTCATCTCCATGATGGAATTAATCCTTCTGATCCACCTAACTAGTATAAATAAGATATATGGCACAGATAGCACGACAAGAAACGTACAAAGATGTAGATTTTACTTTTAAGCAAAATCCTAACACAAATGACGTTTCAATAAAAAAGAATAATGAATCGATTAAACAAAGTGTTTTAAATATACTTCGTACTAATCATGGTGAGCGTCCATTTAATTTTGGATTTGGTGCAAACTTAAGATCATATCTATTTGAGAATATGACAAATATAACAGCAGCACAAATGTCGACTTCAGTTAATATGGCTTTAGCTAATTATGAACCAAGAATAGAAGTGCTTAATACAAATATACAGGCAAGAGCCGATGAAAACGAAGTAACAATAACAGTAACCGGGAGAGTAAGATCTAGTAATGAAGTGTTAGATATCTCAACCTCAATAGAGAGATTACGATAATGGCAATAGAACGCAGAATTTCAGCAAGTGAATTAGACTTTGATAATATAAAAGCAAATCTAGTCGCATACATGAAGGCAACTGATACAACCTTCAACGATTACAACTATGAGGGGTCTGCGATGAGCACAATCATTGATGTGCTAGCATATGTAACTCATATCAACTCAATGAATGCTAACTTCGCTTTGAATGAAACATTTCTTGATACATCTCAATTGAGATCTTCTGTTGTATCACACGCCAAACTATTAGGCTATACTCCAAGATCTATTTCACCATCCGTTGCCTATATTGATATGACTATGGCAAAAGGAAATGCTACACCATTATGGAATCATGATGGTAGTAATACACCATTGCCATTAACTTTGGCAAGAGGTACAGCATTTAATACTACTATTGATGGGGTTAATTACCCCATGTTTGCTTCAGACACTACAACGATTAACTATAATGAAACCGATGGTTGGAAATTCTCAAATATAAAAATAGAGCAGGGAACATTAGCAGATATATCATATACATATCAGGATAATACATTTGAACAATATCTCATTCCTATTAATAATGTAAATACTGCTTCGATTAAAGTTACTGTAATAGATTCTTCTGCTACAAGTGCATCTAAAGTTTATTCTCTTAATACAAATATGGTCACATTAGATGGCACATCAGAGGTATACTTCTTAGAAGAAGGAAGAGATGGATATTATGAAGTAAAATTTGGTGATAACATTATTGGTAAGAGACCAGGTAATGGTAATACAATCACAATTGAATATGCAGCAATTGCATCGGGTGTAGATGTAAATGGTGCTACTACATTTACTATGACTGATTCACTTAATGGTAATAGTGATGAGACTATCACACTTGTGACTAAAGCTGTTGGTGGTGCCGCAAGAGAAACATTAGAAGCAATTAAGTTTAATGCACCTCTTGCTCATATATCACAGAACAGAGCTGTGACACCTGATGACTATAAAACAATTATTAAAAACGAATTCGCTGATTTAGATGCTGTTGCTGTATGGGGTGGAGAAGATCATGATGTACCAGATTATGGTAAGGTCTATGTATCGATTAAACCATTATCAGGTGAAACATTAACTGAAGCACAGAAGACAACAATTAAGACTAGTATTCTTAAACCAAAAAATGTTGTAAGTATCACTCCAGTGCTTGTTGATCCTGATTATACATATATTGATTTAGAAGTTT